TCATAAGATAAGTGTTGTACGAGCTAGAAAGCCCGGTGAACCCCACGGTAGCGCTGTTGCTGGCGACAACTTGAGAGATAAACGTCATCGCCCCGCTACTTGCTGGCGCAGACGAAACCCATGCAGTGCCGTTTGACGTAAGAATATTACCGTTCGAGCCCGGCGAAGTGAGCCCGGTGCCACCCTTAGACGGCTGCAAAACGCCAGAGGTGTTCTCGCCCGGCGCAAGATTGGATAGGTCGCGAGGGATAGTCATCGTTAAACTCCCGGCTCAGTCGGCCAAGTAACATTCCAAGGGAACTCAGCCTGCGCTGTGACATCACGAAGCGCCTGCCGATACACAGCCCACGCGGGTTTGTCGGCGGTGCTATCCGCAAGCTGCGTCCAGTCACAGTCTGCAAGCTTCTTATTGCGAGCTAGACGAACGAGAGACGCCTGCTCGTCGTCCATGCGAGCCCTATACAAAGTTTCCTGCTGGGCGGCGGTGCCATCAGCGTTGTCTGTGAAAACTGGACCAAGAACGTACTTAGCGTACCACTTGCCATCGGAGCCCTGCTCAACGCCGTCGCGCACGGAGTACTGATAGACAGTCCCGTTGGAAGCCTGCGGCCCCTCGAACACAGGATCGACGCCAATAGCCTCCATGACTTCAGGCGTTAGCGTTTCGTACGATGGACCACCAGTCTCGTGCAGCCAGCGACGAAGCTGATCTTCGAGCATTACCGCGCCAGTTGATCTAACTCGTACTTCCATGACGTGCCTCACGCGATTGCAAGATAGACATAAACGCCACCGCTCGCATTGAACAGCGTCGAAGCCGAAGAACTAATCTCAAACCCGGCGGCGTAAGGGTCGATGTCGTCTGTAGCAGTGACTTCCGAGACGGTGCTATTAGCGATAATATAAGGATCATTACCGGCGATGATGCCGCGTGCGCTGTCCCAGATCGCCCAGTTGCCAGCGCTATCGACGCGCTTAATCAAGATGAAGCGCGCGCCGCTGGAGAACCCGCAGTTTACTTGAACCGCTGTTCCAACACCAGCGCCCGTATATGTGCCGACTTTGGACACACCGGCGCATGTAGCGAAAAGATACGCCAAATAATTGCTGCCAGACGCATTTGTGTCGGCATCAGCGCCAACCGTAAACACGGAAGTGGTCGGCGTTGTATTGGCGAAATAAGCGTTAAAGTCAGCCTGTTTAGCGTTTGTATTATTCAGAACCAACGTGAACAATCCGATACCATTTGCGTAGACCGCCCAGTTGCCCGCCGACGCGCCACTTCGACGCTTGATAAGCATCAATTCCGGCGCGACGCCCAAATTGTGCGATACGGTCGCCGTTGCTCCTGTGCCTGTGTAGCACACGAGATCAAAGAACCCCGGTGCGCGACGGAAGTCCCAATTTATATAGGTTAGTCCAGAACCATTGACGCCACTATTTGTACCAAGAGAGTACCCCGCCATCGAAGCAAAATCAGTAATAAACTGAGTTTGCACGGTCTCAAGCGCTGTAGAAGTGGTGTCTAGGACACGATTTGCGCCGCGCAGTCGGTCTTCCGGGTAAATGCCTTCAGCAGACCCGCGATAGCGAACCCAAGAAGCATCAACCGGAAACCCGGCACCGCTGAACGTCGCAGTAGCGCCAGTACCAGTGCGAGCAGATGGGGTGAAAACATTGGTTCCGTTTGTTGGAACTCGCATCAATCCGCGTCTGATAGCGATATAGACATACGAAGAACCAGAAGCATTAGTATTTGTACTAGTGCTGGTTAGCCGGAAACCCGTTGCCGTAGGCACAACATCAGTGCCTGTAGACTCCGCGCCGGTCGTATTTGGCTGAAGAAACGGATTTGCTGCAAACGACAATCCGCGCATGTTGTCATAGACGTTCCAACTATTTGAAGTTGAAGCTTGCGTTCTTTTAACGAGAAGCCACTGCGGCTCGTATCCAAGAGTAACCGTTGGACCAGACGCACTTCCATTGCCAGTGTAAGACCCGCAAGAAATCACATTGTCGGAACCAGAAAAGCCAAACCCGCCAGCATCGTGAGCAAAAAGGTAAACGACGTAGTTGGTGCCATTCTGATTAAGCGTCGTCGTCGCCACATAAAATTCAGTGGCGGTCGGGCTGGTGCTGCCCCAAATAGTAGATGTCGCGACACCGGCAGTTTGACTGAAGCGAAGAAACTGCGTTGCAGGCGTTGCAAGTCCGCGATGGTAAGCGTACCAGTCGGTTCCGCCGGGAGTTGTCCCAGAGTAATACTTGACGATCATGCACCCCGGAACAGACCCAAGATTGTGGGGTATAGCACGCGCGCCAGCCGCACCGTTTCCGGTATAGGTCACAATATCAAAAAATTTTGGCTTCTTTTCAAAAGCCCAAGCGACATAGTTTGAGCCGGAGCGGTTGGTAATCTGTGTAGAGTTGTTTGCCCCAGTCGAAGAAATTACGGTAAAACCAGTAGTTCCAAACGCGCTTAGATAATCATTTTGGCTTGCAGGAAGGCTGCCGCCGGTTCCTCCGCTAGAGTCAGGAGTCAAAACATTTGTAGCTGTGTTAGTGGTGCCCGTGCCCGCGCCTCGCGCGGTATCCGTAAAGGCGTGAGGGACACCGCCTGTGTTTGTTCTGTTTTTTATCCAAACAAGACCGCCCTGTGTCGAAAGATCGAGCCCGGTCGTAATCGTCTGAGTGCCGCCGTTACCGGAATAAACAGCAGTGGAAAAAACATCCTCGATGTAAACAGGCGCGCCAGTTCGAGCAAGGAACCCATATCCCTGCGCCGAACCAGCACCCTGAGTAATAATATTAGGCATATAACCCCCTACGCATACTTGGTTTGAGCAGCGAGAACGGTAAATGCCGCACTTCCAGTTTTGATGATTGTGTACACGTAAACATCAATGCTGGAAGCATTGCCACCTGTCCAAGCCGTGCCGCCTTGATATTTTGGCGTGATGGAAACCCCATCAACCTGCACCACAACGCCTCCGTTATTGTTATAGTACGCAGTGGGGCCGTTGGTGGACAAGAAAGCAACTGTGATCGCCTGACCTGTTGCCATAGCCGCATTAAGAGTTGTGCCGCTGCTCGCGCGGAAGTTAATAGACCAGTTTCCAGCCGCCGCCACCGTGTAATACAGCACCGATTGCGTGGTCACATCATAGGTAATCGTACCTGTAGATGACGTTGCGGAGACGGTAGCTATCTCCGACATATTGGTGACGAGAGCCGCCAGAGACGCACTTGTTCCAGCCAACGTCAGCTTCAAGCCATCCGTGGTCAAACCACTGGTTTCGCCAACAACCGCGGCGTTGTCATAGAGAAGGCGGGTAGATGTTCCACTTGTGATCGTAGTAGTGCCAACAACGACCGCGTTCGGCCCCGTAGCTCCAGTCGGACCGGTGGGGCCAATGCCACCAAGATTTCCGACAATCAGCGCGATAAACTCAACGATGTCGCCAGCCGCGCAAGCAGAAGCCAGAACAACGTCTGTGCCGCTCGTAGCGGTGTAGTCAGACCCGTTAAGCAGCACGCCGTTGACGAACACTTGGATGTTGCCAGCCGTGTACGTGACAGAAAACGTCGTCTGTCCGCCAGTCGCCGTGTAAGCGGTACGGTTGTAGCTGGCAGGACCAACGGTGCCCGTAGGTCCAGTAGGTCCAGTTAGACCAATGTCGCCGGTCGGGCCGGTCGGGCCGACCGCGCCCATGTCACCTGTTGGACCAGTAGGCCCAGCCGCGCCAGTAGGCCCAGTAGGTCCAATGTCACCAGTTGGGCCGGTTGGACCGGCAACAGTAGACGCCGCGCCAGTAGGCCCAGTAGGTCCAATGTCACCAGTTGGGCCGGTTGGACCGGCAACAGTAGACGCCGCGCCAGTAGGCCCAGTAGGTCCAATGTCACCAGTTGGACCAGTCGGACCAACTGCACCGATGCCACCAGTCGGGCCAGTCGGGCCAATGTCGCCTGTCGGGCCAGTCGGACCAACCGCGCCCGCGCTACCAGTCGGGCCAGAAACGCCAGTTGGACCAGTGGGACCGGTCAGACCAATGTCACCTGTAGGCCCAGTGGGGCCGTCGATACCAGCGGTGCCCGTGGGTCCAGTTGGACCAACAACGCCAGTCGGACCAGTGGGACCAACCGCACCTGCGCCAGTTGGCCCAGTAGGACCGGCTTGCAAGTACATGACCTGCGTAACGGTAACGATCAGGGATGGGATAGCGGGGTTGGATACGCCGATAGGCTCATGTTCGATAATAATGTTAGCGTTATCTGTCATCCAGATAAGCTCAACATAATCACCAGCAGCAAACGTATCTAAGTAATTCCAAGCAGCTACGACATAGGGCGCGCTAGAAGGAACAACAAGTTTTGTGTCAGAGTTGGCAATGTTCGCGCCATTCAAGCTGAACCAGATGTTGACAGTCTGACCAGACCCACCACCACCAAGGTTGTGAAACTGCGCTGAGAACTGAATGTCAAAAGTTCCGGCGGCGGCAAACGTGATCTGAGAGCCGGAAACAATGGAGACATTAGTCGCACCAGCAGTGTTATTCAACGTCATTGGCGTCGGTGCATTGACCAACGCTGTCTGGTCTACATCGCTAAAGAACGAGCCGTAACTAGCCAGCGCGCCGCCGGGGCCTGTGGGGCCAACAGCGCCAGTCGGGCCGGTTGGACCAGTTAGACCGGTTGTCCCAGACGCGCCAGTTGGACCAGTCGGACCAGTTAGGCCGGTCGTTCCAGACGCACCAGTCGGGCCAGTAGGTCCGGCAGTAGTCGACGCAGCGCCAGTAGCGCCAGTAGGACCAGACGCTCCGGTAGCGCCAGTAGGCCCAGTAGGGCCAGCCGCGCCAGTAGGCCCAGTAGGGCCATCCAAACCAGTAGCACCAGTAGCGCCAGTGGGGCCGGTCGGACCAACTGCGCCCGTCGGACCAGTAGCGCCAGTCAAACCAGTAGCACCAGTGGGGCCGGTAGTGCCCGGTACGCCGGGAGCCCCCGTGCCACCAATGGGGCCGGTCGGGCCAGTCGGGCCAGCAACAGTAGACGCAGCCCCAGTGGGACCAGTTGCGCCGGTAGGACCAGTCGGGCCGGTCGGACCAGCAACGGTCGACGCCGCGCCGGTAGCGCCAGTGGGTCCAAAGTTACCAGTCGGACCGGTCGGGCCAGTTGGACCGGCGTTGCCGGTCGGACCAATAACGCCGGTAACCAACGCAATAAACAGTGGCTGTCCGAACGAGAAGTTCGTGGTGCCTGTGCCACCGGAAGATACGAGAGTGACCGGATAGGTCCAATAAGCTGTCGCCGTGCCGGGGTTAACAACGGTAGGCGCACCACTAATCTGCCACGTTTGATAGTTTGCACTGGCAGATTGGTCTTGGAGGATAAGCTTTTCGCCAACCACCAAGAGAGACAGGAAAATAT